GATAATGGGCCGCTACGCCGCGAATTGTATCCGAAGCACATGCAGTGCTTTGCCGATGGCGCACAATATCAGCAGCGCCTGTTCATGGCGGCAAACCGGGTAGGGAAAACCGAGGGCGTCGGCGCTTATGAGGTCGCGCTGCATTTGACCGGAAATTATCCGGCGTGGTGGAAAGGACGGAGATTCGACCGCAAGACAAAAGGATGGGCGGCGGGAGATACGCGTCAGACCGTGCGCGATATTCTCGTCGAGAAGCTGCTAGGTCCGAAAAACGCGCGCGGTACTGGCATGATTCCCGGCGAATCCATCGCGCGCATCGTGCCAATGCCTGGCGTTCCTGATGGCGTCGAACTGGTCGAAGTGCGCAGCAAGCACGGCGGCAATTCCCGGCTGTCATTCAAATCGTTTGACCAAGGGCGACTGAGCTTTCAGGGTACAGAACAGGATTTTGTCTGGCTTGACGAAGAGCCGCCAGCGGATATCTACGAGGAATGCTTGACGCGCACCGCAACCACGCGCGGCCTGATCCTGCTGACATTCACGCCGCTGTCTGGCCTGTCGGATGTTGTGCTGATGTTTTTGCCTGGCGGCGATATTCACGAACAGCAAGACGAGAAATCCAGTAGGTCAGTTATCCTCGCCACGTGGGACGACGTGCCTCACCTGGACGAGCGCGCGAAGGAGATGCTGTTCGCCTCATACATGCCATTCCAGCGGGATGCGCGCACCAAGGGAATTCCTGCTCTCGGCAGTGGCGCAATCTATCCGGTACCAGAGTCAGATATTGTCATTCCGGACTTTGCGCTGCCCAATCACTGGCCGCGCGCTTATGGCATGGATGTCGGATGGAACAGGACGGCGGCAATTTGGGGCGCGTTTGACCGGGAAACCTCGACCAGCTATCTCTACTCGCAGCATTACCGAGGAGAAGCAGAGCCGGTTGTTCATGCTGAGGCGGTCAAGTCGAGAGGCAAATGGATTCCTGGCGCCATTGATCCGGCGTCGCGCGGTAGATCGCAGTCTGATGGGCATCAGTTGCTTGAGATGTACCAGAGCATGGGACTTGATCTGACGCCAGCGAATAACGCGGTAGAGTCAGGAATCTACGACGTATGGACGCTGCTCTCTGCCGGAAAACTCAAGGTGTTTGCGTCATGCGCGGATTGGATCTCGGAATACCGCATGTATCGCAGAGACGACAAGGGCCGCGTCGTGAAAAAGAACGACCACTTGATGGATGCGTCGCGATATTTGATCGGCACTGGCAGAGATATTGCGCGATGCAAGCCGAAACCAGCAGACGAAGAAGAATCATTTGCATCTGGTGGGTGGATGTGCTAGATTTCCAGCATGCCAGCAGATAATCAGAAGAAGCACGACGCAATACTCGAAGAAGCCAAGCGTTTCCGAGAGAAGTGCATTACTGTCAATGCTGAAAATCGCAGGCTTGCTGTTGATGATCTCACCTTTCTGAGCGGTAAGCATTGGGATTCACGCGATGCAGCGCTGCGAGAGAAAGAAGGTCGCCCGGTCCTGACGATTGACAAGCTATCAACGTTTGTCAGGCAGATCAAGAACGACCAGCGAATCAACAAGCCGAGCATCAAGGTCCATCCTGTTGATGACGAGTCTGATCCTGAAACCGCAAAGGTGCGGCAGGGCATGATTCGGTACATCGAGTACAGCAGCAACGCATCCATTGCCTACGATACCGCCATCGGCTGCGCGTCTGAAACCGGCCTGGGGTATTTCCGCATTATCACGGATTACGAGAGCGAGGATTCGTTCGACGTTGTTCCGCGCTTTGTCCGCATTCGCAATCCGCTGACCGTGCATTTCGATCCGGACTCTATCGAGGGTGACGGCAGCGATGCGCGAAAAGTGCTTGTTGAAGAGCGGCTTGGAGTCACCGAGTTTTGCTCCAAGTATCCAGAATCTGAAATCGCCAAAACGCGCAAGACTACCGGCAATGCTGCGCGCGATGACATGGATGATATTCTCGTCGCGGAATATATCCGCGTCGAAGACGATCCAGACGAACTCATCCTGCTGAGCAACGGCGAGAAAGGCTGGAAATCCGATCTGCTGGCTTTGCCGCCTGATTTGACGATCGTCAATACGCGCAAAAGCGCCAGACGCACGGTGAGAAACTACAAGATCGCCGGCAAATGCGTGGGCGATGACGGCGCCGATTTCGGCGAAGTGATCGAAGAGGCGGACGTCCCGTGTAAGTGGATTCCGGTTTTCCCGGTCTATGGCAACGAGATCGACATCGAGGGTAAGGTCATTCGGTCCGGCGTGATTCGCGGCGCCAAAGACCCATCCAGGATGTACGACTACTGGATGACGAGCGCAACGGAAGAATATGCGCTGCGCACCAAGACGCCATTTATCGGCGCCGAAGGGCAGTTTGAAGGCTACGAGGCGCAGTGGGCACAAGCGAATCGTCGCTCGTTCGCGTATCTGCAATACAAGCCAAAAACCGTGGGCGGTCAGCTTGCGCCTCCTCCTGCGCGCCAGCCTATGGCCGATGTGCCGGTCGGCGCCATCACGATGGCCATGCACGCATCGGACGACATCAAGGCGACGACGGGCATGTTTGATGCTGCCCTGGGCGCGCGAGGTCCGGCAACGTCAGGCATTCAGGAGCGCGAGCAAAAGCGCCAAGGTGGCGTCGCCAATTTCCACTACACGGACAACCTCAATCGTGCCGTGCTGCAAGCCGGCAGATGCCTGCTGGACATGATTCCTAGGCTGTTCGATACCGAGCGCGTCGCGCGCATCATGGGCGATGATGAAACCATCACATCGGCTCCGATCAACAAGCGCCTCGAACAGCCGGAGATGGACGAAAAAACCGGAAAGATCAAGACGACGATCAATGATATGAGCGTCGGACAGTATGACTGCACGGTGTCTGCTGGTCCGAGCTTCTCGACGCTCAGGCAAGAGGCGTCCGAGGCTATGGTTTCGTTTGGACAAAGCTGGCCGAAACTGATGGATATTGCCGGCGACAAGGTTGTGCGCGCGATGGACTGGCCAGGCGCCGAAGAGATCGCCGAGCGCATCGCCAAAACCATCCCGCCTGAACTGTTGGAAGACGAGGACAAGCCCGAGCAGCAACAAATCCCTCCAGAAGTGATGCAGATCATGCAGCAGGCGCAAAGCCACATCCAAGAGCTTGAGGCAGCGCTGCAAGAGGCATCGCAGGGCATCGAGAAAGAACGCATCAAGGCGGCAAGCGCTGAGAATGTCGCGCGCATCAATGCCACGTCACGCCAGGACGTGGAAGAACTGAAAGGGTGGATTGCGATGCTCACGCAGCAGATGCAGCCACCACCGGCGCTAGCAGGCGCTGCAATGGCCACTGGCCAGAAAGATCCCGGCCTTGTGCCGCAAATGGAGCAGTAAGTGGAAGACATCATTTTTGACGACACACCGGCAGCAGTAGAAACCGCTGCGCCAGCCGAATCGGAAGCGCCAGTAGTTGATGCGCAAGAGCCGGCTGTTGAGCAGCAGGAAGCCGATCAGCAGCAAGAGGCAGAGCGTGAGGTTGTGCGCAAGAAGAAAAGCGCCAGCGAGCGTATCCAGGAAATCACTTGGGCGCGACACGAAGCCGAGCGGCGCGCAGCCGAGGCAGAGCGGCAACTGGCGGAATTCCGCGCCGCCAAAATGCGGGATCCAGTCGCTGCTCCAGCCGGAAAGCCTGCGCTGGACCAGTTCAAAGATTATGACAGCTATGTGGAAGCCGTCGCCGAATGGCGTGCCGGCGAAGCGGTAAGAGCAGCGCTGAGCGAAGCCGAGAAGAAAACGCAAGCCGCAGCGCAAGCGGCACAGAACAAGCAGCGCACGGAATCCTGGGCGAAGGCTCAGACGGCCGTGCGTCAGGCGATCCCGGACTATGACGAGGTTGTTGGTCTGTCAGAGGTCGTCATCGCACCGCATATCACGGATACGATCCTCGAAAGCGATCGTGGCCCGGAGGTGGCCTATTACCTCGCGCAACATCCCGACAAAGCAGAAGCAATCAATGCCATGTCGCCCATCGCTGCCGCCAGAGCAATCGGCAGGATTGAAGCATCGCTCCCGGGGCTGCCCGTAGCAGCAGCAAAAATCAGCAAAGCGCCCGCACCGATCAAGCCGGTCAGCGCATCGTCGTCCGCACCCATCGGAATATCGGACGAGATGAGCACCGAGGCATACCGGGCTGCACGTGCAAAACAGGGCGCCTGGTGGGCGCGCAAACGATAATCACTTTGGAATAACACAATGGCAAACACTCTCGTTACTTCGAGCATCGTCGCTGAGGAAAGCCTCGCCGTGCTCGAAAACATGGTGACTTTCGGTGCGGCTTGTAACCGCGACTGGGAAGACACCTTCCAATCAGCCTCTGCTGCCGGCTACAAGACCGGCGCCACGATCAACATCAGGCGTCCTCCGCGCTACACGTACCGGGCCGGTCGCGTCGCGTCGCCGCAAGACACCGTGGAAAGCACGGTCCCGCTGACGCTTAGCCAGGGCGGCTGCGATCTGTCATTTACTGCGTTTGAGCGCACGCTGTCTCTGACCAGGCTTGAGGACAAGCTGACCGCCGCGCTGGCAACTGTGGCAAACCAGATTGACGAGCAAGGGCTGGCGCTGGCTCATTACGCATCGCACGCCGTTGTCAACCCGGCTGGGGCACTGCCGACCACGCAAGCGACCGCGCTGCAGGTGATTACCGATGCAAACGTGCTGCTCGATGAGCGCGGCGCGCCTCGCAAGGACCGCAAGCGCGCGCTGATCATGAATCCGAAGCTCAACGGCGCTGCGCTGCAGGGCCTGGCAGGACTGTTCAACCCCGGCAGCAAAGTCGGCCAGCAGTATGAGTCCGGCATGATGGTCGATTCGCTTGGGCTGAATGTGGCGATGGATCAAAACGTTGATGTGCATACCAACGGCAGCCAGAACGTCGCCGGTACAAACGTCAATGGCGCCGGACAAAGCGGCGCAGCGATTACGGTCGTTGGCCTGGGCGGAACCATCACGCGCGGTACTGTTGTGACTTTCCCCGGCTGCTTCGCCGTCAATCCGCAAACTCGCAAGACTACCGGAAGCCTGGCGCAATTCGTCGTGACTTCCGACCTCGCGGCCGGCGCCACTTCGATTCCGATCAGTCCTGCCATCGTCCTGACCGGCGCTTTCCAGAACGTGTCAGCGGCGCCGACTACCGGCAGCCCGTTCCTCATCCTGGGCGCCGCCAGCACGGCTTACGGCACCAACGTCGCGTTCCACAAAGACGCTTTCACGCTGGCGATG